GGTACAGTTTCTGATATAAGGACTTCTCCATCTTCTAGTTGCACCTTCACTAGTTGGTCCTAGTTCAATAAATCCAGACACTGCAATTTTTGAAGGAAATCTTGGGGGAAATGCAACTGCTGCTCCTCCAGGATTGTCTTGGAATCCTCCAAGACCATCCGGTTCACATGTAAATGACAAGTTCTCAATAAGACATCCACGTCTAACGTGGAAAAAGTCTTGTCCAAGATTTGCTGGAATGAGTTTTACAAGTCGGATGTCCTGACCAGTAACAGTAACATCACTTCTCAAACCAATTGGATTGTTTTCTGTATATTCTCCTGCTCTAATAAAAATAGTGTCACCTGATTGTGCAATCTCCGCAGCAGCTCCTATAGTTCTCTTTGCATCGCCTTCAAGAAGACCACTATTATTATCATCTCCGTCCAAAGTAACCCAAATAGTATTCTCTGTTTCTACACCAGGCGGTCTCCAAGAAACACCAATTCCTGGATAAGATGCCAATCTATAATCGGTTTTACCAAGACCTAAATTATTATCAAAATCAGGAGATCCAAAATTTGAATCTCTAATGTTAGTTTCAAATCCAACATAATCTTTAAAGGTTGTTATACCAGTAACATCAAGTTCAGAACCAAAAGTTACTGAACCAGTGGCGTTTAATGTTCCTGAAATATCAAGTTGATATTGTGGACTATCAGTACCAACTCCAACTTTTGTAAGTCTATATAAATTTTCTTCATCATCTTCAGTAAATCCCCAAAAATCTCTGGATGAAATGTCTGCGATCCAATTTGGATTATCGGGATTTGATGTAGGAATTATTGATGTTGTTCCAATACCTAAACTATTTACTTGCTTAAAATTTAAAGCGGCATATGATTGGGCCAATTCAGTTGTCGGCACATATACGCCGTCTTCTAGTACATAAAAGAATGCCATACGCTTAAATTAATATAAAATTATTTATATTAAACGATAGGAGTCCCTTCAACCAATATGAATATAAATGAGGTATCTCCAGCACCAACTGCTGCAGGATCAAATGATGGTGGTCCAGCAGGTTCTGATAATGGAGGAACCCACCTTATTCCCACAGCGTCCTTAGACATAAGAAATCCAATTTTTCCTGGCGAATTTACAGAATCATAAATGTCTTCATCAATCTTTGCGCTTCCTGCAACGTCTAAAGTTTGCTCTGGTAAAGAAGTTCCAATACCTATTCTTGCATCAAGACCTTCACAATCCAATAGAGTAATTTGTCCAAGATAAGTTCCTACTCCACATAATGGTGGAGCAAGGCGAATCTCAAAAGGTGCCGGAGTAGATGCAACTCCAGTGGGACCATATATTTCTATTGCCGTATCTTGTCGGTCGTTTAAGAACCACTGATCCCTATTAAACATTGTTCTTAATTATCTCATTGACTTCTTTTTTGATTATATTTTCAACATAATCATGATCATAGTTAAATGAATATCCTTCATTTCCGCCTGGATAATCTTGATATGTTTCACCTTCATATTCCACAATCAAATCATCATCTAGTCTTCTTGCTACGATATGATAATCTGCATTGATGGCACTGCCTGCATTGTTCTGAATAATTACTTGATGATCAACTATCTCCTTTACAAACAATTCTTGCCAGTGTCCAATTGGTGTGACATTTATTGTCATGTCTTTAGGATCTACCAATCCCCTCCAGTAAGATGGAAGATCAATTACTCCATTTGAAGGAACTTTTCCTCTACAATAAACAGCAATTTCTGGACCTTCAATACAAACATGCCTCAGTCTCCACCCATCTTTATTTGGATGAGGCATGTCAAATGGAAGATTCTTCTTCTGAGAAAGAACATGAGCTCCATTATTGCCTACAACTTCATCCCTACACAAAACTCTACCTTCAAAGTACGCATCATCAAGACACCATATTGATCCTACCTTCATGTAGTAGTAATACCAAGGTACACAAGACGGTGGAAGAACTAAATCTTTGATTGGTTCGTTGTCACCATTATCATACTTAGGAACCCAGTCAAAGGTAAACGATGGCACCCCACCAATAATTGGATCAGTACAATCTGGTTTTCCTACAACTCTTGGTTTTAATACACTTTCTGCCATTTTAGATCTTCTTAATTTTTAACATCATAATTCCAACCAACAATAGATCTTTGAGAATTGTCTCCAGGATAATCTTCTATTTCTCCTTTATATTCTGGAATTAATTTTTCCGTATCAATTCTTTCTCCATAAACATGGAAGTGGCAATTGATTTCTAAACCATCCTTTTCATTTAAGAAGACAATATTGTCTTCTATTTTTTCTACCATAATATTTTGATGATATTTTACTGGAGTTATATTTACAGTAATAGTATCCTCATCAACCAAACCTTTCCAATATTCTGGTAAGGTTATCTTATCGCTATTTATGGTTTTACCTCTATAATATACTCCTGCTTCTGGACCTTCTAGGCAAGCATGAGTTAGTCTCCAACCTTCTTTGGTTGGATGTTTAATATCAAAATCTTTTTTAACGGAAAGTATATGTGGTTTTCCAAGAACTCTGGCAATCACTTCTCCTTGAGCAAGAAGATTTGTTCCAACCTCTACCTGTCTATTGATTGTAAGATTATCAAAGACGCAAGCATCTCCTACAACAGATAATGAATATGGAGAATGATTAAATCCTGCTATCAATCCAGGGATGATAGGAACAGGAGGAATAGCCTCTATATTTGCATTCGGTCCTATCATCGAAGTTGCAGATACTATAGGAAATGCTGATGGATCTCCTGTAATAGTTGGACCTTCAATATAGGCAGAACCTCTTGCTGCCACTGGACCAAAACCTAAAGCAGTAGGTGCTCCATTTCCAACAAATAATTGTTTTCCTACGTATAAATCGGGTACTTTCATTCTACTTTAAGTTTGCATAAACGTGATAGTAACACTCTATTGGAAAACCATACCCATCCAAATAAACTTTTTTGGAGTCTACTCTTTTTACAATTATATTTTGTCTTGCACCAATAGGAGTAATTGATACTGTTATTGATCTAACATCGGCGTGCTTTTCCCAGTCTTCTGGAAGTTCAATTTCATTTGAACCTACAAGTTTTCCTCTGAAAAATAAATCCCAGTGCTCGTATTTTGGTAATATCATATCTTAATTTTAATTAAACAATCTTCTTTCATTATCATATAAACTAATTCCAACTTTAGGTGATGGTTTTGAAGGATACACTGTTGATGCACCATCCGCACAGTCAATTAACCCACCATAAATGTTAAGTATACTTTTTCCAATAACTTCAACAGTTTTTTCAGAAAAAACTTTTGTGGATACCTTACTATCTATATCTATTGTAGGTGCCTTTACAATTACTTTTTCGTTAGCATCGATTGTAATTACTCCATTGTCTCCTCCACTTCCAGAAGCCCTCATATCAATGTTTATGGCATCTATTCTAATTCTTCCATTAGGTGCTCTTATAACAAGGTCACCACTCTCCGCCTCAAAATAAAGACCAGGAACTCCTACAGGAACATCTTCTCCGGATAAAACCTGATATGTTCCTGGACATCTATTAATAGTTCCACCTTTTCTGGTTGGAGATCCAGTGGAGTCCATCGACATATAATGTCTTCCTGCATCAACTCCTGCACGAAGCATAACTCCAGATTGAACATCATCATCGTGAATATGTCCAAATTTTATTTCGCCGTGATGTGTTCCATATCTTATTGGCGTTCTATCCTTTCTTCTTCTCATTAGACTTTACCTACACAATCTACTACAGATAATATTTCTTGACCTTGAGTCAATCTATTCTCAACTTCCTCTGGTGTCAACCTGGTAACCTCATATCTAGGAACAATCTTTGCGTTAAATCCGTTGTTACTATTTACAATTATTTCTGGATACTCAATAACAGGAATTCCCGAATTGACAAGGTTCACTCCATTTATAGATCCTGTAGAAGTAACATTAGAAACAGTAGCACTGAATGTTGGATTGTTATCTATTTCCAAAACATCACCAACAGAATAGTTGTATCCAGAATCTACAATTTCCAAATCATTAATAACCAATACAACAGGATATGAATTAGTGGTATCTGTGGGATTAGATGCTACTTGATCAATTCTGTCAGGGCAAGTTGGACTTGTTAATGTTTGCTCAACTTCTATTTTAATTGGGGCTTGATCTGGAAATTTAATCCAATCTCCAACTTTTAAAGATATAAACTTTCCAGAAACATATGGTACATCATAAGTACCATCTGCTCTTCTAACTAATGTTTCGCAGTAGTTAGAGAAAGTTCTTCCGCCTCCCCCTTGAGATCCATCAGGAGTATAAAGATATCCGTATCCAGGATCTTCTATAATTACAGCAACAACTTCTCCATTTTGAAAACCATCGGTGTTTATAGGTCCACCTGTTGTAGTTATTCCTGTAGCAGTATTGGAAACTCCAGGAGTCCCTGAAGATCCACTTACACCTAAAGATCCTGAGTTTCCATCTTGCCCACCAACGTCATTTTTATTATTTGATTTTTCATTAGAATCTGGTCTAAATCTAAGAATTGCTCTTCCTACAGCACCAGATCCCTTACCACAATTATCTGCAAACTTTACAAAAGGTGGATCACTATAACCACTACCAGAACTCGTAAGATCTACTCCAATAATACTGCCAGCAAAATCTACAATAGCATTTCCAGCAGCGCCACTTCCACCACCACCAAAAAATTGTACCGTTGGTGGACCACAAAGTTCTGGTCCAACATCACAACCTCCTCCAAGAGGATTTTGGATAAATCCATTTACACTATTAGCAATATTTCCAGGTATTGCTGACACAGAATCTACGACATTCGTAACAGAATCTACACTACTTTTTACTTTTGATTTGATACCGTTAATAAGTCTTCCTAAGTTAATTGATTCTGACTGAGATGGTCCATCCCAAGGACTCCAAGTATCAACCTCTGGACACTCTGGCTCATCATCACAACTTAAGAATGAAAGTATGTCTTGTACAAACTCAATTATATCTCCAGCAATACCTGCTGCTGTGCTTATAACTCCAGTGACAGTTGATAATACTGACGATATGCCATTAGAAATTTCACCAATAACTCCACCAAGAATAGTAGATAAAAATTCTTCGGCAAAACATCTTGGGACATTAACTACCTTGTCAACAATACTTACTAATAATTTTGATACTAGTGAATATAAATTCTTGATAATTTTTCTAAAGATACAAGCAATGGCATCTGTGGCACCAGAAATGGCATTTTTTGCAACTGCTCTTGCGTTTGGAAATAGATTAGAATATCCTGCCTTTAATGTGAGTTCTAATTTTCCTATGGTATTTTTTTCTATTTCTCTAATTATCCATTGAATTCCTTGTGCTATTTTTTCAGAAACAAACTGAACCTTTTTGTCCACCCATTTTTGGGCGTCTCCAATACTACTGGAAACTCTAGTTTTCCAATCTGATATACTATTCTTTGCTTCTTCTAAGTCTAAGATAAGATTTTTAATTTGAGACTGAACCTCACCTAGAGGTTGCTTTTCACATAAAGAGGTTTTGGGAATTGATCTTTCACGTCTACCTTTTTTATATTGCTCTAAAGAAGAACCATCTGTAATTCCTTGTGTAAGTCCAACAGTATCTTGAACTTTACTATCATTTAAATTTTGAGAAGGAGTTGATTCTTGAGTTCCTTTTGGAGTCTCCTTAACTGTCCTAAGAGTGTATTTTGCAACAGTTTCTTTATTTGTATACCCTTCAAAAGGTTTAAAAGGAAACTCTCCTTTCAGAGTTCCATTTGTTATTGCAGTATATTGGTTATATCCCAACACACCCATAATGACAGGTTGTTGAGCATCTTCTCCATCAACAAAGAATCCATAGACAAAATTGCCCTGCCTAAGGTTTGGAGTTTGTCCAGAACCTCCCGTACCACCACCAGCGGTAACTGGAAGCATTACAGTTGCCCAAGGCAACTGCCCGTCTGTTATGTCTGCACTTGAGGTATGATAACCCATAATGCGGACTTTATACCGATAATCAAATCCTTGATGCTCGTCAGTAGTTTCGGTTCTAAATCCAGATAAGTTTGGTTCCCATTCTTTAGAGTCAACTATTTGACCTATCCACCAAACAAATCCATCTCTACCAACGTAGTGCTTCTTTAAAAATCCTTGTTCTATCATTAGACATCAAACACTTTACATTCTGGTTCGTCTGGATTGAGGTCGCAAAAAAGTTCTAATGGATTTGGGTCATGATCAGTATCGGGATGATTCACTTGATACTGTTCTAACTGGTCCAATTCACTTACAATATGTCTACGTCTCTGAGGATTTAGATCCACATTATCCAATTCATCTTTATCATCATTAATGTGTTGTTGGAGTGTTTTCTTTTCCATTTTAGTTAAAAGGTTTTCTTCCAAATGTATCACGAACAAGAGTTAAACTAGTATAAGTCTCTCTTGGAGTTATTCTGTGACATAAACTCGCTATCATATATATGCCACCAGTGGCACTTTCTTTATTTTTATTTGTATTAGACTTCTTATCCGTAGAAAGTTCTGGGAAGTCGCAGTAAATTAAATCGCCAGCACGAAGTGAAAAATCGCCAGCAATAATAATCTCACTCTTAATAGTAAAGAGTTGATTATATCTCATAATAGACTGCACCATTGTATTTGGTGCATCATAAGTTGGTTCTTTAAGTCTAGATTTCCAAGTCTCCAATTCTTTATCTGGATTTTTTCCTGATGGAAGAACTCCAACATCTAATATGTGAGTCATCAATCTAGATACAGGAGTTCTAAATTCATCAGCAACATAATCAATATCATTTTCACTCGCAGAAACAATTTTGCCACTTTGATTATCGTCAACATTATAATTTCTAACTTTATAATCCATTGCAAGAAAGTCAAAGAATAAACTTCGGTTTGAATATGTTCCTAAAGTAAGATTGTTCTGCAAATCAATATCTCTTTTGATTTGATAAGACAAAATCTTACCATCATACTCTTCCACAGGATCTGCAGTATTTGTATAAATGTATTTCTTAACAGGTTTTTGACTGAAAAGATTGTCAATAGATTTAAATTTAAATCCATCATAAGTTTCATAGAAAAAATAACCAGCAGCTCCACCAAGTTTTCCTACAGTTGCAGGTATGGACTTTGATGCCAACCAAGTGCAAACATAAAATGGTTTTCTAGAGTTTCCTATAAAATTGTAAGGTCTTAAAGTTTGATCTATATCCAAATCTTTTTCTGTTTTAAGACCTTTTCCATCTGTAAGTATCTTTTGAATACTATCTGATATTTTTCCATCATATCTTACTACACACCTGGATTGCTCATTAGCAATAAACTCTCTTGTGCATAAATCCATATAATATAAATCTTGTTGCGTTCCTGGATTTATATCACGAACTCTATTTACATAAAAAGATGCTTCATCTTTGAAAATTAATTTATTTTTTTCTTCTTGAGCATCTTCAATTTCAATAAGTACCTGCTCTCCACCTCTTATTGGCAACGTATCAAGCAACCCTTTATTGATTGTCTCTTCGGATTCTGTAAGAGACAATCCAGTTTCTATGACAGTAGTAGTTAAGGAAACTGAATTTGAAAGAACGCTTTCATAATATCTAATGTCCACAGCAGCACCAGATATATCTACAGAACCATTTCCTTTTGTAGAAAATATCTGAAATAGTTTTATGTTTCCAGATCTTGTATTTGTATTATTTGCCATTATCCTTGCTTATATAAGAAACCAACTAACTGTGCCTGATATAAACTATTTAATACTTCTTTTTTAGATATTCCTACTGGCATCATACCACCACCTCCGCCACCAGACATAGTGGGAGAACCACCTTGACTTTGCATAGGCATTATCATTGTTCCTGATACTCCTCCCGGCATTTCATAGTCAGCACTTTCTGAAATAGCAGATGCAGAACTTGCTGCTGAACTTTGTGCCGGTGCTTGCACTTGTGCTGGAGTTGGTGGAGGAACACTCAAATCCTGTGCCGAAGGTCCATCTGCTGCTGCCCATCCCATACCATCAAACTTTCTAACCTCACCATCTTTCATTACAAGATCTCCAGTTTTATAATCCTTTTTTCCAGGATCCCAAAATGGAATGTCTAAATTAGGAGTTGTGGTTTTTCCAGCTTCTTGCAAATTTTTCTTGTATGTTTCCAATGATTTGGCAGCAGTTCTAGTAGTTTGACCGTAACGTGGAGTAAAACTTGCCCATTCATTTCCCAAAACCTGCATGTCAGCAACTGTTAATTCTTTAGAAGGATCAATTCCTCTTTTAGCCAGTGACTGAAATAATATCATTCTATTTTGCAATTCTGGAGTATATTTTACTTTGTCTGGGTCAAGACCCATCGCCCTTACAGTTTCTTCTGGTTTCATAAATTGACCAGCACCAACTGCTGCTGAAGTGTATTCACCGTATGTTGCTTCGCCAGATTTTATTCTTCTCTTTTGTTCTGCAACAACTTCACTTACAGTCATTTTTGAAAGGTCCATATCAGTCCTTCCACCAAACCAGGTGTTATATCCCTGATCTCCTGCCGTTCCTTCAAGCTCTCTAACTGTAGCAATAAATGCCTTTTCTTCTGGAGTATCTACCTGAATAGTGGATGCATCTATGTCTCTAAAACCTCCACCTCCACCTCCACCTCCACCTCCATTTGAAGAACCAGATTTAAGACTTGCAATAGTCTTGTTTATTCCTTCAAATAACTGCTTTAATCCTGGTATTTTTTTAGAAATTTCATTAAGGTTTTTAAGTATATCCTTATCATCTACATCTTCCGCAGGAATTCCTAACATTTTAGCAACTAATTTTATACCTTCTCCAACAATCCACTTCAATCCATTCCAAATAGGAGTTAAAAATTCGCCAAGTTTCTCCATAAATTCTTTAATTTGCTTATAAGTTTTCTTAAAGAATTCAATAATACTCTGAAGGTTTTTCATTATAGCAAGAATAAGACCACCTATAAGAATGTTCTTAAAGAATTTTCCAATACCAAATCCATCTCCAGGTAATTTTATACTTGGACCAATTCCCCTGGAACCTCCTCTTTCTAATTTATTTTCTTGCCTTTGTTTATTTTCTAACTCTGCTCTCTTTCTAGAATCTTCAGACTCTTTCTTTCTGAATTGATTTTCTCTATTGATAGAACTTATAATACCATTAAGAGTGTCGTCAATTTTATTAAAAGTATCTTTTATTCCACCTTCTTCACCACCTTTACTCAAATCAACTTTCTTTGGAGGGTCTTTAATATCCGAAGGTGGTAAAAGTTTAGTTGGAGATATGGAAGGTCTTGCCATTCCAGTTTTTATATTGTCACTCTCCTGCTTTTCTTCTCTATTAAAAAATTTATCCTTAGATAGTTTTTTGGCAGCAGTTCCTGCCGCCTTTTTGGAAGCAGAATCTGCTACCTTTTTACCTGCTCCTGATGCTAATAACCTTCCTGCCCCTGCGAGTAATGGTAACATCTTATCCTACCACATTATAGATTCCTTTAACGACCATCATAGTCATATTATTTGGATCCTCAGATGAGAAGAATGGAAGTTTAGTTTGACCTGATCCAGAACCAGATGTGGAACCTTTACTTCCTCCGCCACCCATTGGCATTGGGAGAATTCCAATGCCACTTCTTCCGGTTGGAGAAGAAATTGATGGAGAAGATACTGGTGTTCTTGCTATTTGTGCTGATGGCGAAGGTGCCCTTACCGATCCAGAGGTGTCAATCCCTCCACCAGAAAATCCAGCTGCAGCAAGAACTGCTCTAACTTTTCTAGATCCAGCATATTCAGTTTCTCCAATAGCACCTCTTCCTCCCCATTGAGCACCAGGAATATCAATTGCCAAACCTTGACTATGATAACTATCAGTATCCCAAGGTCTACTTTCACTACCAATTTGAATACCAGCTTGTTGAAGAGCAAGTTTTGCTCGTTCTTTTTCCTCTCTAGTTCTGAACGCTATATGATCATGGTAATTTGAAGTTGTTCCATGACCATCATATTCAAAATTTGGATGAGTAGCATCACCAGTAATATATTCAACTACAGATCCACCACTAACTGGATTGTCGGCAGGACCTGTTCCAGGTTGTGCTGCACTTGGGGGAAGTCCTGGCATTAGTGGTGTTCTTGGTTGGACTGCTGGTGGTTTTGTCAAATCATCAAGTTGCCTTTGCAACCCATCAGCACCTGCATAAGGATCTTTGGGTGATAATGTTGATTGATTTTTTTTACGATCTTTTAACAAAAAATGTCTTATAGCAGCATCAGTTCCAGCCCCAGCTGCCATAGAAGCGACCGATAAAGCTATTCCAGCAGGAGATCCAAGTCCGGTAGAAACAAGAGCTGCTGACGTTAAAAATCCCAAAGATGTTACAATCCAACCAGCACCATAAGCTGCCAACTTTACTATTATTGCATAATAATCTTTATTATTCCAATCTTGCTGCAATTCTGCAACCAAAAATCCAAGTCCTATAAGTCTCAAAATTGATCCTAATGCCCTAAATGCCCCAAATCCCAATCCACGAAGTTTGGGAGCAAATGATTTAATTTTATTAGATACAAGTGGGGAAAATTTACTTTTTACAAATTCCCAAGAAGATGATAATTTTAGATTAGCCTTATCTAAAAAGTTTCTCGCTCTATAAACACTATCTCTAACTCCGACACGGAGTTTATCTCCAATATTTGCATCACCTCGAATAATTCTAGAAAATGATTCATTATATCTACTAATACTTGGCCCACTTCTCAATTGTCTTCCAGTTTTTGGATCAACGTTTTTCCCATAAAAAATACCAGTATTGCTACCACCTTGCATTTGAGATGGAGTTGGAGCAGAAGTTTTAGTGGGAGTTTTAGTAGGTTTTAGTCGATTTAAACTAGATCTAATTAAATTTCCGGCAGAAATGAGAGTTGCTATAACACCCAAAACAGTGTTAGTTAACCCAAAAAGAGTAGTTGCAATAGGGAGTGATGCAATAGCAAGTAATCCTCCAAGAATCAATGGAGCATTATCTACCATAAAGTTCTTAAACTTATCAATAGATTTTTTATTATCGGGGTCTTGAATCCAATTGACAAGTTTTAATAATGTACCACCTATCAATATATTTGTAAAGAATCTTTTAATATTATCAAAAAATCCACCGATGGGTTTTGCTTCTGGGAGTTTCTTAGTTTTCTTTTTATCTTCCTTTTTCTTTTCTAACTTATTTTCTCTTCTTCTTTTTTCTTCTTTCTCTTGAGTTTTTCTTTCGGACTTTGCAGTGTTTTTCTCAATTGTATTCTGCTTATCAAGAACACTTTTGATAGTAATAAGAGAACCTAATATCTTATTGATTCCATCATTAACATCTCTTTTAAAACCATCAGAATCAGATTTATCTTCTGCCGCTTCCGATTCCTTATCTTTTGGTTTAAGACTATCTACCTTTACAATCGCACCTGGTTTGCGATTTAATACTTTATTAATATCAACCTTCTTTGGTTTTACTTTAAACTTGCCAGTCTTTCCTTTGACTCTCTTAAGTTCATTCGTAACAAGTTCAATACTCTCAGTAGTCATCTGAGAGTCTGCCATTCTTCCCTTAATTGCTGCTTCCTTTAAAAGTGAAGCATACTCTTCATAAGTTAAATCAAATACATCTTCCAATCCTAAGATAGAAAGAATCTGAGAATCTATTTCTTCGTCAACTAGGTCATCAGGTTTTTTTGGTATGGTTGCAAGTGCTCCACCTCCACCGCCACCAGAAGACTTTGAATCTCCTCTAACACTATCCAGAAGATCGTCAAGACCTTCTGGAATCTTCTCATCATCTTCGATGATTCCTTTTAATAGATCTTCTAGTCCTTCTGGAATTTTATCATCCATTTTGTTGTTGCTTTAGTTTTTCTTCCACCATATATGTATTTAGAGGAATCCTTTTAACACATAAAATATTTTTATGAGATTTTCTCCTACCAGAATATACCATATGGACACACCCTGCATTATATCCATTCTCTTTACACCAAGTATTTAATCCATAAGTATTAACAATACTCCCATCGGAAAATACAATACTCCACCAATAACAAAAATGGTGTTTTTTCTGGGATAATCTCATTTTTTCTCGCGTTTCCTTAGATGCAACTTTTCCATAATTTGGATTATTTTTTCCAGCATTTGCTATTCTAAGTTTTTCGATATGTGATTGTGATAATTTTTTTCCAGTATTTATTTTTCTTAGTTTATTTTTGAATTCTTCTGTGCGAATTGCTCCAGAAGCCCCTTCGCCACCATCAGTTATATTTCTCAAAATGCCAGTTCCTAAATCTTTTCTACCAAGAACAGCAATCATATAGATTTCATGTCTGAATGCTTCTTCTTCTGTTAAATTCTTTTTTAGAAATATAATTTTATTTTTATCCTTAGGAATTCCACACAATCTTTTTCTACTATTAATTCTTCTCCCTTTACCTTTACCAACATAGTAGGGGGTTCCATCTTCACGCAAATATGCGTAAGTGTAATAGTTATTCATACTGCTTTTATTGTTTGGCAGTATTATTTATACAAGAAAAGGGGCATTTCTGCCCCCATTCTTTGCTTTAAGTCGCCAAACAATAAAGCATTACTATTTATCATCCATTTTGTTGTTGCTTTAGTTTTTCTTCCTCAAGGTGTTGCTGAAGTAAAACCACATAGATGTCTCTTTCCCAAGGCACCAATCCCTCAATTTCAGTCAAACTCCATTTATGATACTGAACCAAGGCAAAGTTAATCTTAAAATAGTTCTCAAGGTCCATATGGGACATCGCTACGCGAAAAAACTTGATAACCCTTCTAATACTACAGTACTTTCTACTTTTGTTTTTGGATTTCTAACCTTAAGTTCATGGGATAGTTTAGGCATTGTGGTAAAGAATCTTTCCACGTCTTTAAACTGAACACTATTCATTTGACCTAAGAAGTCAATCAGTTCCTTTTTAGTGACATCAGAAGAAGACCAAACTTCTTCTTCATTATAAATCTTATCAATACAAGAAGCAATCAATTCAAAAGATTTATCAATATCCATTTCTGAATTGACATCAAAATTATTTTTAATAAACTCGTCTAATGAAGGATATTTCATTTCCATAATCAAACTATCGTCAAGTTTAATCTTATTGGTATGTCCCTTTTCTTTGGTGACTTTAATATCATCAATTGCAATCTTTACAGGAATACTAGTTTGACCATCATCAGGAGCAATGATACTAACCTCAATTTCTTCACCAACAGACTTACCACGAATGTTTAAAAACAAATACTCAATGTCAAAAGTTGGAAGAGACTCTACCTTAACACCTCTTGTCTGAATACAGCTTTTTAGAACTGCTTTAATTGCATTAGAGATTTCTTTATTGCTTTCTGATTCTAATGCAAGGACAAGAAGTTTTTCTTCTTTAACTAGAAATGGTCTATACTTAATTGTTTTTCCAGTCGATGGCAACTCAAGTTCATATGATGGAGTCGCAATTGTGGGTAAAGGCATAATGTCCTATAAGTGGTTCAGTAATGATATTTATTATGTTGCTACGGTAGGTCCAGGTGCTCCAGATGGTGGTCTTCCTAACTGATCTCTAATTCCAAATTGATCCAAAGCAGGATTTCCAAGATTTAAGAAATCATTCGGACCTCTAAATCTCTGATCTCTATTTGCAGAGAATTGAGGATCAAAGAATTCTGGACTATAATCAAAATTAAATTTATTAAACTCAACAACACCCGGTGCTTTTGGATCTTCTAATGTAGATGGTGGGATAATCTTGGTTCTTTCTCTTACATATCTAATATAAGAAAATGAAACATTATATTGCAACAACTCACTTGCTTGATAATTAACCGGAACTGATGTAACTGACGTAGGAAAGGCACCTACAAAAGTATAATTTAATGTATTACCAATATCCTTTTCATACTTTACAACATACATATCACTCTTATACTTTTCTGGATAGTTCATTCTATAATGAGTATAAGCACTCTTATATGCTTCTCTTCCAAAGGTGCTTCCAAGACCACTAATATAATCTATCCATCCATCAAAAAATTCTACAACATTATAATTTCTATCAACATAAAATGTTAAATCGATAGTGTCATCATAGATTCTACGATAAGCCATCTTCTCTGTTACACCATGATAATCAGATGTAACATCATGAGTTGCTAAACTTGTTCCAGGTAAAGTTGTTTCCGAACATAATAACTCAATGTTGGAAATATTTTCTGGTGTAACTCCTCTTCCACTTGCCGCAATGAAAGAAGACACAGCAGGAGGAACTGCAAACTTCACATGATATATTGAAGTTTGTGCTATGTTAAGTATTCTTGTTTTGAGATCACTTACAGAATAATATGTAGGGTTTCCTGGTGCTCCCATTTATAAATAATTTGACCTTATATATTATGTAGCCCAGATATGGCAGAAAGTTTAAAGTCAAAGTATAAACCTTCCAATCCTCAAAAATACAAAGGCGATTACAATAATATAATTTGTAGAAGCACTTGGGAAAGAAAATTTTGCAGGTGGTGCGATTTAAATGAAAGCATAATATCTTGGGGGTCAGAAGAATTTTTCATCCCTTACGTATCTCCTGTTGACAATAGAGTTCATAGATACTTTCCAGACTTTATAATTAAACTTAAAGAACAATCTGGCAAAGTAAAAACATATGTGATAGAAGTAAAACCAAAAAAACAAACTGTTCCTCCGGTAAAAAAGACTAGAGTAACAAAGTCTTTTATTCATGAAACCAAAACTTATGCTGTAAATCAAGCAAAGTGGAAAGCAGCAAAAGAATGGTGTGACGATAGACTTCTTGAGTTTAAAATTATTACAGAAGATGAATTATTTTAATAAAACCATTATACTAGAGAAAATTATAAAAGTAGGAAGAGAAAAAATGAAAAAGTTTTATACCTACGCATATGTTAGAAAAGATAGATCACCATATTACATTGGCAAAGGCACAGGAAGAAGAATGTATGGCAACCACAAACATATACCTGTGCCACCAAAAGATAGAATATTATTACTTAAAGAAAACTTATCTAATGAAGAGGCAATAAGGCACGAAATGTATCTTATTTCTGTTTTAGGAAGAAAAAGTGAGGGTGGAATATTAATAAACCAAACTCCTGGCGGTGAAGGTTTCTGTGCTCCACACACAGAGGAATCAAAGAAGAAAATGAGAGAGGCAAAGAGACCACCAGTTACAGAGGAAACAAAGAAGAAAATATCAGTATCACTTAAGGAGAAGTGGAAGAATAATCCGCGTCCTGTTGAATATTATGAAAAAAACTTACAAAAGATGGCAGAGAGAAATAGAACAGATAAGAAGAAACAACAGAAACATAGTGAGTTTATGAAAGACAAAAAATATGCTGCAAAACCTGTTAAATATAAAGGTATTGAATATCCTTCTATGGCGAATGCTATGGAACAAACAGGGTTATCAAGATATTTTATCTTAAAGGGGTAATTGGTCATTAAAAGGTAATCCATATCACAACTACACTTGGGAGGAATTCGCTAATAAATAATTAGAAAATGTCTAATGGCAATAATAAGGCGCTCACTATTAACTGACTCTTATACATTTGATCCAATAACAAACAATAAAAAGAACGTAAAAGTTCGCGCTAATGTTGAAGTAGATGACACAAGTCCATCGACTCCACCATCAGTTTCTGATGCGAATGGAGAAAAGTTTGCACAGTGGCTGCCACAGAATAATGCGTGGGGAGCAAACATCGAATATTCAAAAAGTAATATTCCTAATGACCCCAATGGACAACCAGTAGATTCATATCTTTTTCAAAATACTGAGAAGTTAAAATTAGCAACTAGCAATATAATAAATTCACTTTCACCTCAAACTGCAAGAGAATTTTCCAAACTATCTTATTCTCCTGGTGTTATTGCTAGTGATGCCTTTGCCACAGATCCTGCTGCCGGAGGAGGTCCTGGTGATGTTGGAAACCAATCGGAAACTTCGGACACAAATAATATTGATACCAAATCAAAATTGTCTAGTAGTCGCGGTGAAGTTCTTAGATACCCAATCAAAAATAATGATGGAGAATTTGATTTTTTAAAGATCACAGAGTTTCAATATCAACCTCCACAGTTATCGACCATTCAAAGTAATCGTAACTTTGGATCAGAGTCAACTGAAACAAGAATAAAAGAATATGGTGGAACAGTTTGTCTGCCAATGCATCCCGGAATATCAGATTCCAATTCTGTTGGTTGGGGAGATGATTCTTTAAATCCAATTCAAGCAGCATTTGGTCAAGTAGCTTCTAATGCAATAGAGAAAGTATCTAATGTTAGTGCGTCAAACTTCTTGGGAGATACCGCAAATTTTGCTTCTGGATTAACTGGTGACGTTATAAACACTGTTCAGACTTTGTTTGATGATAAAAATATGGGAAATTATATAAAACAATACTTTGCTGGTCAAGCAGTTGGAGCAAACATTGTAGGAAGAACAACTGGTCTTGTTTTAAATCCAAATCTTGAATTGCTTTTCACTGGACCCAATCTAAGGACATTTAGTTATAGTTACAAACTAACTCCAAGAGATTCCAAAGAATCAGAAGAAATCAAAAAGATTATTCTGTTCTTTAAGAAAGCGATGGCAGTTCAAAAAAGTAATACCTCATTATTCTTAAAAACTCCAAGTGTATTTAAGTTAGAATACATTTATGGAAAAAATGGTGGACAACATCCATTCTTAAATAAGATAAAGACTTGCGCACTGACAAGTTTTAACGTTGATTATACTCCTGATGGAACCTATATGACATATAACGATGATGGTTCTATGACATCATATAATATCTCTATGAGTTTTAGTGAACTTGAACCAATTTATAGAGAAGATTATGACGACAATCTAGCGGACATGGGATTCTAAAATGGCAACTCCTTATTTCAGACAAGTACCAAACTTTGATTATGTAACTAGGGGAACTGATAGTAAAAGAATATCTGAATATACGCAGGTAAAAAATCTTTTTAGAAGAGGTGCATTAAGACCTGATATTGCAGACAACCTTTTATTCTTTACCAAGTATAGCATAATTGGAGATGAAAGACCTGATAATGTTGCCTTTAAATTTTATGAAGATGAGAGTTTAGATTGGGTAGTATTACTTTCAAATAACATTGTAAATGTCCAATCAGAATGGCCGCTTCCTCAAAGAATTTTTGATAAAGTAATGTTGGAAAAATATGGCACATATGAAAATTTTTATAATGGAATTCATCACTATGAAACTAAAGAAGTTAGAAATAGTTTCGGACAACTGATACTTAAATCTGGAATATCTATTTCTAATGTTTGGGAAACAGGAGGTGGATTTGTTAAAGACACAAGTACAACGCCAACATCATACTACTATGAATATTATGACCCAGGAACTTCATCAACTGAAAGAGTATTCCAAGACAAACTATTAACTCCAATAACTTTTTATGATTATGAGAATCAACTAGAAAATGAAAAAAGAAATATCTTTGTACTTAAGCAAAGATATTTAAATGTTGTGTTTAATGATATAGAAAATATTATGACATACAAAAAAGGTTCGGAACAATTTGTGTCCCGAACCTTAAAGAGAGGCGATAATATTCGCCTTTATGAATGATCAATCATCAACAAGTTTCTGGAAATAAGAGATTGCATCGTCTTCATCTTCATCAGAACTTGAAGAAAGATTGTTGAGTTGCTTACTGAGGTTTTCAGGAAGTTCACTCTCTTCACGACGCGAATTAAAGTTTGGAGTATAAGAACCACGATCATTGTCCTCATCATCAACTTCTTCATCAAGACGTGGACGGGGAGCATTCTTCTGTCCCAGAACATACTTCAAACGCTTCTCAAGATCTTCATAAGACTTGAACTGGTCTGCTGCGGAAAGAGCATCTAGAGAATATTGCTTCTTCCAGAGGGCTTCCAGAGCATCGTCATCATCCAGGAGTGGTGCAATTCGGTCGAACTCTGACTTATCATAGTTCCAGTAACCATCTTTCTTGACGATTTTGATCTTGAAGTTAGCACCTTGCCAGAAGTCAAAAGGATTGATTGGAGTTTCGTCTTCAAACTCAGGTTGCATTGCTTCCATGATCTTATCAAAGATCTTCTTACCATACTTAAACAGGAAAACTTTACCTTCGTTTTGAGGATTTGCAGGATCCTTTACAACATAAATGTTAGAATAATAGGAGAGTTTACGCTTCTGCTTACGAACAGTCTCCTTATCTTTTTCATTACCACTGTTCCAGAGTTCACGGTTGTGCTCAGAAACAGGATCTTTCTGACCGATAGTGGTCAGAGAGTTCTCAATATACCAACCACCAGGACCTTGGAAGGCATGAGAATACATCTTTACCCAAGGGAGTTCTTCACCTTCTACTGCTGGAAGGAAGCGAACAATTGCAAACCCATTTCCGGTCTTATCCATCTCAGGTTTCCAGAAACGATCATCAGAACTGCTGTTGGTGTTTGATTTTTCTACTTCTTTAACCAACTTTGCAGTGAGAGAACCGAGAGAAGATTGCTTTTTAAGATTTGCGAAAGACATTAGATTACCTCTTTTTAAATTTGATTTGGCCTTTGGGACGACTTTATTTTACAGGAAGTAAAAAGGGATGTCAAGCCCGGTCCATGTCCTCTTTTAAAGATTCCACGGTTGCTGTCATGGCATCAAAAGCAGCGTAAATATCAGAACCATCTTCTGACATACCCATCATAATAACAGAGTCTTCAATTCTTTTTTGAAGATGCTTTGCTTCTGGATCTTCAGACAAACTCAGTCTAACATAAAGAAGTTTCTGCTTCTCTATTAGAGACATTAGAAGATCTATATGCTCAAGTTTTTCGTCTCTATCCATGAACGAAAACTTATAAGCATTTTGATATGCTTGTTTTTGAAGATCTTCAATTTCATTTAAATCGTTTATTACGATATCTGATTCAAAAAAACTCATTGATTTACCACGACTAACTTTAATATATCTTTGAATTTAGATACATCAATATTTAGAAATGGTGAATATTTCTTTATTCTAAATGAGGTTAACTCCCACACAGGATCAATTAAATTAGAATCAAACTTCTTTCCAAAGTTCAATATTACATTTAATATTACTAAAGTCTCTAAAGATATTTTACCTGATAAAAATAACTTTAGTATTTTTGGATGCCTGCTTCCATTTAAAGAAAACATTTCATCAAAATTCTGATCAGAAAAGGAGTTTTCAATCTCAGTCTTAAAGAAATAAGAAAGAGACTGTATTTTTTTATTCCAGTCAACGTATCTTTCATTGCCATTTTTAATTATTTCTCCAATCCACAGTCTTTGCGGATCGTCAGAAGATGCAAAATTGGCAACAAAGAAGTTTACAATCTCATCGTCTTTTTTCTGCCTCGAAATTTTCTCAAACCAAAATCTATCTTTCCTACCATAAAATGTTTTCAATGAGGATTTTGTTTTACCTCGATACTTATAAAAGTCATAGTTGTCTTTTGTAAAATGATTCTTGATTCCAAGATAAGAGTTGTAAACCTCAAATGCTGTCATAGTATAAA